CTGCGATGATCAGCGCGGCACGTGAGATGGTAGAGCGTTACACTAGCCGCACCCTGATCTATACCGCATACCGACTCACCATGGATAACTGGCCGTACGACATCGAGCTGCCACGGTCGCCAGCGATCGAGGCTGCGGCTAATCTCGTGACCGGCATCGCATACATCACACCGCGGATCCGATACTACGACGGTGATGGCAATCAGCAGACGATGACGTATGCTGCCAATGATTTTGAAGTTCTTCTGGACAACAACCCGCCGCTGCTCGTGCTGCCACCGAGCGGGATGTGGCCAATCACGTATCCGCTTCAGCGTGGCGCAATCGAGATCGATTGGATCGCAGGCTACGGCTCAGCAAGCACGGGCATACCGCAGCTCCTGCGCCTCGCAATCATGATGCTCGTAGCGCATTGGTATGAGCACCGCGAGGCAGTCGGATCGTTTGGCAGCGAAGTCCCGCTGGCAGTCGATAGCGTGCTCAGGCTCTACTCCGACGGAGGGTATAGCTGATGCCCGCCGCCACCGTAGTAGGAGACATGCGCCGTCGCGTAGCCTTGCAGGCTGCGACCGATGCGCTCGATGACTACGGTCAAGCAATCCGCACGTGGGCCACCTATGCGACCGTCTGGGCCAGTGTTATCTCGACCCCTGGTAGCGAGCCGCAGAGCGCTCTTATGCAGTCATCAGTCACGACCTACACGGTCACGATGCGATACCGCACCGATGTGCTGCCGACTCACCGCATGATCTACGGAGAGGTCACACTCAACATCGTGGGATTAAGCACCGTTGAGGGTGTCAACAAACACCTCAAGATCACGGCTGTGCAGGTCGAGTCAGATGCGCCAGCGACCACGACCAGCACGACAACAACGGCAGCACCTACCACAACCACCACCACAACTGGGGGTGCGTGATGCCATTCGCCATTAAAGATAATTTTGAGGTTAAGGGATTGCGCGAGCTTATGGATCGGCTAGCCAAGTTCCCCGTAGCTATGCGTACAGCATGCAGGCGTGCGGCACGTAAAATCGCTGGCCAGATCGCTAGGCTTGCTCGAGCCAAAGCGCCAAGCAGAAAAGAGACAGTCAAGGTCGGCAATCGCACGGTGCGCATGTATGGTGCATCCCAAACGCTTAAAAAGAGCATTGGCGTAAAGGTGACGACTACTCGTATGGGCATTGTAACTGCAATCGTAGGGCCAAAGAGAAAGTCTGAGTCTGAGGTATTTATTGCCTACTATAAGCCACGCAAGGCCTACCCTGCTCAGCGCAACGTCACAGTTACTGCCAATCCGGTTAAGTATGCGCACCTAGTAGAGCTAGGATTTAACGCCAAAATATGGGGCACTGGCAAGACTGTCCGAGTAGCGCCCAAGCCATTTTTGAGGCCTGCTCTCGATGGCAATAAGAGCCAAGTTTCAACGATCACGGCCAGCTATTTTCAAATTGTTATTGATGACCTAATCTCCAAGGGCAAGCTTGCACCTGAGACTGGTGGTGATGTATGAGTGCCCTAGGCAAACTCCTGCGCACCTACCTCGTCGGTCGCACCGACTACGGCACGACTATACCCGGCGGCATCTCACCGGAGAATGCGCCAGTTGGATCTTCTCTGCCCTACGTCGTCTATCAGGGCATTAGCACTCAGCGACAGATGCTGCTCAGGGGCACACCAGCAGTCATCACAGAGCGTGTTACGCTAACGGCAGTTGCTGAGACTCGATCGGGTGCGCAGGGCGTCCTAGTGTGGATCGCAGAGCAGATCGAGGCTACACCAGGACGCCATACAGTTTCAGGCGTGACCATCCATCACTGGCGCATCGAGGAAGCGCAGGATCAATCCGAGCTTGGGGGAGATGGGACCGACGAGCTAGCACGACTGACTACAATTGACGTAGTCGGCACATACCAGTAAAGGAGTCTCGACATGCCAAATGTACTAGGACCGGGAACGACCGCAGCCTACGCGACGCTGAGCAGCAGCACCGCAGGCACCACGGCAGCTCTAAACGGGCTGATCAGTATCGCGGCTAATGCACGATCTACGACGTTCGCTGACGTTACCGCGCTCAGCGACACGAAAATGCAGCGGGTGCCAGTACGCAACGACCCAGGCACCGTGCAATTCACGCTGTATCTCGACGATACCGCGACTGCTACCAACCTGTTAAGTCTGCTCGATACTCGTCGGCTCGCCAAGGTTCACACTCGCGTGACCGTCGATCTTGGTGGCGCAAACATCGATACAATCGCAGTGTACGATGGTTACATCAGCGAGATCGGGTATCCTGATATCGGCGCGACTGATGAAGCGCTGAGGTACACAGTAACTCTCCAATTGAGCGACAAGAGTAACACCTAATGCCACTAGATCGAGCAGCAATTATCGCAGGCGCAAAGCCACGCATCGTCACGATCTCCGTGCCCGAGTGGGGCGGAGATGTATGCCTGCGAGAGATCACGGCAGGCCAGCGCGACCAATGGGACGCGTGGCAAATTGAAAATGAGGGCGCGGCACGGTATGCAAATATCCGCGCCCGTCTGCTGGTGCTCACTATCTGCGACGAGCAGGGTGCGCGCCTATTTGGAGACAAAGACATCGATATCGTGAGCAGCATGCCTGCGCAGACGATCGATAGGCTCTGGGACGCATCCTGCAAATTGGTAGGATTACGCCCTGAGGACGTGGAAAAAAACTAGCCAAGCGCCCGCTAAGGCGGGTGCTATTTCGGCTCGCTGGTCATCTGGGCATGACGGTCGGCGAGATCGAGGAGCGGATGAGTAGCACAGAGCTGGCTGAGTGGGTCGCACTCATACGGCTCGATCCATGGGGCTACTACCGCAGCGACCTACAGCATGCACTAGCGGCATGGGCACCGATGGCAGCATGGAGCAAGGGCGCTAAGGTTACAGACTTTCTGCCTCGCGATCTCTGCGCAGAGATGCAGGCAGAGAGCACAACACTCACGGCACTGGTCGAGACCGGGGCCAAGGTCATGACACGGGAGCAGGCATATGGCTAGTATCGCTAAGCTCTCGGTACAGATGGCATGGCAGGGCTCTGATGTTACCAAAGGAGCCGCGGATGCCAGCAAGAGCCTGAAAAACGTAGGCGATGTCGCAGACAAGTCCAAGAAAAGCCTTGAGTCGATTGGCAAAATAAAGCCCATCAACATATCAGAAATGCTAGGCCTTAAGTCGCTCAACGACGTTAAGGGCTTGCTCGATATGGCCAAGGGCGTGTTTACGTTTTTCATCGGCATGCCACTACAAGCTGGCGTGTCAATTCTGAAAATGGGTGGCGCTCTCGAGACGATGACCATCCGCGCGCAGCACATGGCGCAATCAGTCGAGGATGGAAACAAGGTCATCAAGGATCTGCGAGACATCAGCAGCAACACCGGCGTGCCGCTCGAGGATCTGGCCAAGGCATTCGAGCAATTTACGGCCGCTGGCATGAGCACGGCAGGCGCAGCCACCATTCTCGCCCAGACAGGCAACGCGATCGAGATCCTTGGTGGCGGGGCTGCTGGCGCTAATGCGGTCGCTAGCGCAATCACTGAGATACGTGGCGCGGCAATCGCCACAGATGGCCCATTGCGCACATTGCAGAAGGGTGGCCTGCGAGTATTCGAGGCACTGGCCAAAGAGCTTGAGTCGGTCACGGGCAATGCCTACAGCGTTGAGGATGCGCTAGCAGCGGTCAAGGATGGCGCGGTCAGCAGCGCCTCGGCAGTGCGTGCGGTATTCGCAGCATCAAATACTAAAGAGGCAGCAGATACCGCAAGCAAAATGGCCAACTCGTTTGAAGGCATGCTGCGTCAAGTTACCGCTGGTTTCAACGATCTGCTCACAGAAATCGGCAAGCAAATGCTCGCCATCATCCAGCCAGAGAAGGCATTCGCCGCGCTCAAAGGAGCGTTTCAAGGCGTCAAAGAAGTTGTTCAGGAGATCGCCGCAGCATTCATGCCCGTGATCGATCCCAAAGACAAAGCATCAGGGCTAGCGTCTATATTCGACTCGAGCAAGCAAATTGCAAAAGACGTAGTCAACAAATTGATCGAGGGCGTCACGCAGCTCAAGACAATGTTCGATGATGTTGTCGCTGGTATACGACAACTTATGGAAGATTACAAAGGCCTGCCAACGCCAAAGAACATTAGCGATGCTGTAAAGTTTGAATTTACCAGTGCCCTGCCGGGCGAAGATCCAAACTCTGAAGCTGCCAAAAAACGGCATGATGCCCGTTTGCGTGAAGAGAAAGCAATTGACGATGACTTTTTGAACATGCTCACGTTCGGCCTGACTGGCCCAGGAGTACACGCCAAGTCAGAATTGGTCAGCCCTGCCATTAAGCCAAGCGAATTAATGCCAGCTATTGAAGCTCAGGCCAAGGCTGAAAAACTAAGGGCTGAGATGGCCGCAAAGGCTGAGGCGACAGCTAATGACGCAGCAGAGAGTAAATTAGCACAAGAAAGAATGCTTGAGGCTGAGGCTGCGAAAAATCTTGAAGAAGAGACCAAGGCCTGCACTGCTGCTCTCGAGGAACAGGCTCGAGAGACGGCATTGCTCACGCTTGATTTTGACAATGCGACCAAAGACAACGCCAAAATGACTCGAGATATTCTCAAAAACAATATGACCATCACCGAGAAATTCGCCGAGATGACCGGCAATCTCGAGTCGATGATGGCTCAGGCAGCCAAGGGCAGCAAAGAATCTGCGGACAAGCTGCGAGCAGCACAAACTAGGGTAGTCGGCAAGCAACTCCAAGACATGGTCAAGCAATTTGCGACTCCTCAGGCAGGCACTGCCCAGGCGTTTGTCGCTGGTTCTGCCGGTGCTGCTGAGGCTCAGATTAGGGCGAGAGTCGAGGCGACAAATGCTCAGGCCGACCCGCAGAAGCAACTGGTCGCTGCTGCTGCTGAGGCTGCGCGGCAGGATGCGATCCAAGCTGAGCAAATGAAGCGCCTAGTGGCTGCGGCTGAGAAGGCCAACATCATCAAGCCCGGCACTCTGGTGATCCCAAAATAAAGGAGGCGACATGGCGTATACACTGTTTACCGAGGTCGCCGAAGGGCGCACGGCTAGCGTCGATCAGAAATTCAACCGCACCTATACTCGGGTATTTCTGGTGCGCACCAGCGACGCATCGTACGGGCCAGCGTATGCCGCATCGCATCCATCGCTGCCGGTCATATTTAGCGCACACAATGAGGATGCCAACGCGTACTGCCTGAGCATTAGCCCGTCTCAAGATCAGGGCGACCCTACGCTCTGGCGAATTAGCGTCAATTACGGGTACAACGTCGATGCACCATCGGCAGCATCAGCGCCATCTGGCGACCCTGCGGTCGAGACGCAGCAGACAGGGCAACCGCCCGCGGATCGTGAAGAGAACCCGCTATCGAGGCCGAGAGACTACAGCGTCAGCACGACCTCATACCCGCTCGGCGTGATGTTCGACCGCTCTGGCACGCTGATCCGCAACTCAGCCAAAGATCCATTTCTGCCCGTGCCTGAGATCGTCAAGGGCGGCGCGGCGATCACGGTAGGCCTCAACTCCGTAAACTCTCCATCGGCAGCGTGGATCGGTGCTATCGGCTCGGTCAATGCAAGCTCCTACACGGTCGGTCCGTATGTGATCGGCACAGCATTGGCTAAGCTCAATAGTGTTAGTGCCAATCTGGTTTACGAAAACAATGTCAGCTATTGGCGCTGGACGCTTGTGTTTGAATATCGTCCTAACGGCTGGACGCATGTCGTCAACGATATGGGCATGTTCAAGCTCGTCGCAGGCGTTCGCAGCCCTATTGACTACAATGGCGTCAACGTCACAGTACCAGTCAATCTTGACGGTGCAGGTTTACCGCTCGCACCTGCGAGTAGTCCTATCCCGTTGACGTTCGACATTTACCCGCGTACCACGTTTCCCGCACTCTAGGAGGCCCGTAGACGATGGCTGGCTATCTCCTAGACGATCAATCAATCGCGCGCCTCGCCACGCTCCTGCGTGAATACGAGGCGGGCAATCTTGGCAACCGTGACCGCAACGTCATGCCACGATCCGGGCCGAGCTACCCGATCGTGCATGTGGTGCGTGTGACATCGACAACGCCAACATCAGGGTACTATCCCGGCAAGCTGATGACCTACGTCGCCGATACCGACACGTGGACCGACGATGTCGATATCAAAATCAAGGACATCAACGGTGGTGTGCCAATCGTTCAGCGGTATCTTGGCAGGTACGCGGGCATAAACACCTACGGCAATCCGGTGTACATGCTTGATCTGTCGGGCACCACCGGAACAACGACTACCTGCTCTGTGCTGACCTATGACTACGTGTCATCCATCTCTTGCGTCGATGGCACAATAACGCCTGTATATACCACTGTGTGCGTACCCTGTGCTTATTTCTGTACCACTACAAGCACAACGACTACTCCAAGCTCAACAACTAGCTCAACGACTAGCTCAACGACTAGCTCGACAACCAGCTCGACAACCAGCTCAACTACTACATCGAGCAGCTCGAGCGGCACAACATCAACAACCACGTCATCATCACCATGTGGCCAATGTAGTTATGTTTGGAATGGGACAATATGGGGCTACACAGGAGACAATTGTCATAGTGGATGCAACCTATGTGTTGCACCAACAGAGCCTGGATTTATGATCGGTCAAATAGCATACACTAATTGCACAACTGCGTAGGTGACTTATGGTCAATAATTCATCAACCACAACTAGCTCCACTACGACCAGCTTTAGTGGAACAGAACCGCCGACAATCATGACATCGACGGGTGGTGGATAATGAGCACAATGCCTCCAACGACCTCGAGCACGTCGAGTAGTAGCTCGTCCTCGAGCTCCTC